GTATGCGAGAGCGTCAGCCAGGGCAGCAACCTGACTGGCGTGCTGATCGACATGGAAGGCATGATCAAGGACGGTCGGCTGCGGTGCATCAATGACAACGACCTGATGAAGGTGCACATGCTGGATGCTGCGCTGAAATTTGAAGAAGGCACAAACCGGCGGAGGCTGATCAAGATCAACAGTCGGAGCCACATTGACGGCATGGCAGCGCTGAGCGATGCGATCTGCATGAGGCACAACTACTACGAAGAGCTGGAAGCCCAGCTGAGCAACAAGAGGTGATTTTATGGGACTGGTTGACCGGATCTTTGGCCGGGTGAAGAACGCGCCGGCCGGAGAGAGCAGCTTCCAGACGCTGACGGCTTATTCCCCGCAGTTCAGTTCGTGGGGCGGCCAGATCTATGAGTGCGACATGGTCCGGGCGGCGGTTGATGCCAGGGCGCGGCACGTTTGCAAGCTCCAGTACAACATGGAGGGCACGGCCCGGATGAAACTGTGGACGGCAACGAAGACCGCGCCGAATCCGTGGTACACCTGGCCGCAGTTCCTGGAGCGGTGCTCGAACATCTACGACGTGCAGAACAATCTGTTCATCGTGCCGATCCTGGACAACATGGGCGAGGTTGCCGGATACTTTCCGGTCCTTCCGAGCGCCTGCGAGGTTGTGGACCGTGCCGGCACGCCGTACCTGAAGTACACATTCATCAGCGGGCAGAAGCGGAGCGTCGCGCTGGACCGGTGCACGGTCGTGACCAAGCACCAGCTGAAGGATGACTTCTTCGGAGAGAAGAACACGGCGCTGACGCCCACGATGGAACTGGTCAACATGATCAACCAGGGCATCCAGGAAGGCGTGAAGAACGCTGCGACCTACCGCTTCATGGCGCAGCTGACCTCGAAGAACTTCGACGAGGACATCCGGAAAGAGCGCGAGCGGTTCGACAAGAACAACTTCGCAGCAGGCACGGGCGGCGGGCTTCTTCTGTTCGGCAACCAGATGACGAACATCAAGGAACTGAGCCAGCGGAACATGCCTGTGGATCCGGAACAGATGAAGCAGATCAAGGAAAACGTCTGCGACTACTTCGGGGTAAGCGAGAAGGTAATCCGGAACGAGGCGACCGGCGACGAGCTGGACGCCTTTTTCAATGGATCCATTGAACCGTTCGCGATCAAGCTGAGCGACGCGCTGACGAAGATGGTCTTCACTGAGCGCGAACGGAACGGCGGGAACCGGATCACGTTCACCGCGAACCGGCTCCAGTACATGAACGTTACTGCGAAGATCAGCATGGCCCAGCAGCTGGGGGACCGGGGTGTGCTGACCATTGACGAGATCCGGGAGCTGTTTAACTACAGCCCGCTGCCGGACGGCAAGGGCCAGTACACACCCATCCGGGGCGAGTACAAGGACGTGCAGGGAACGGACGCAGACAAGGAGGACAAGAACGATGAATAAAGAGGTTCGGGCGTTTAACTTTGAGGTCCGCGCTGAGAAGGATGAGAAGCACGGCACCTACATCACGGGAACGCCGATTGTTTTTGACGAGGCAACGGATATGGGCTGGTATGAGGAGAAGATCGACCACCAGGCTCTGGCGGGGGCGGATCTGCGGGATGTGCGCTTCCTGATCGGGCACAACACCGGCATGATCCCGCTGGCCAGGAGCCGGAACAACAACGAGAACAGCACCATGCAGATGGTCGTGACGGACCGGGGCATGGAGATCCGCGTGGATCTGGACACAGAGAACAACGCGGAGGCGAGGGCTCTTTATTCCGCTGTTCAGCGCGGCGACATGAGCGGCATGAGCTTCATGTTCGTGGTGGACACGGATAATCATGAGCATCCGCAAGGTGTACGAGGTCAGCGCCGTGGCCTTCCCGGCATACGAGCAGACCGACATCCAGGCAGCTTCCGAAGGCCAGACGCTGGACAGCGTGCGGGCCTCACTGGAGAGTGCGAAACAGAAGCTGGCGGAGGATCGGGCCGCACAGGCCGAAGCAGAGCGCCGGACGGCGCTGCTGGAGCGGCTGAACAACCTGAAAGGAGGCAAAGAAGAATGAACTTTGCCGAGATGAACGGCGAGCAGCTGCAGGCCAGGATGGACGAACTGATCGCCGAGACCAGCGAAGAGAAGCGGGACGCGCTGGACAACGATGAACTGGAAGCCCGCATCAAAGAGATGGAAGCCCTGAAGGCTGAAATCGAGAACCGCAAGGCCGCCGCGGCTGAAGAAGCGCGGAAGGCCGAAGAAGCCGCCAAGATGGACGGCAAGAAAATCATCGAGGAGGAAAAGAACATGGAAAATCGTTTTGCCGTTAATTCTCCCGAATACCGGGAGGCTTTCCTGAAGAACCTGCAGGGCAAGGAACTGACCGCTGAAGAGCGCACCGCTGTCGTGGCCACCGCTGCCATCCCCACCGAGACCGCCAACAAGATCTGGGGCAAGATGGAGCTCTATCCCATCCTGAACGCCATCGACGTGATGCACATCCCCGGCAACGTGATCCTGCCCGTGGAAGGCACCATCAACGCCGCGGCCGTGGTTGCCATGGGCACCGCTGCCACCGACGGCGCCGACACGCTGGCTCCCGTTTCCCTGGGCGCCTTCAAGCTGATCAAGACCGTGGAGATCACCGCGGACGTGAAGGCCATGGCCATCCCCGCTTTCGAGGACTGGCTGGTTGACCGCCTGGCCAACAAGATCTTCCGCCTGGTGGCTTCCAAGGTCGCCGCTGGCGCCGGCACCACCGAGCCCACCGGCCTGACCAGCATCACCGCCACCGGCACCTACACCAAGGCCGCCATCTCCTACGCCGACCTGCTGACCATCATCGGCAGCCTGCCGGCGGAGTATGATCCCAACGCCTGCTTCGTCATGAGCCGCGCCACGTTCTACGGCAACGTGCTGAACGTGACCACCACCCAGAAGCAGCCCGTTGTGGTCGCGGATCCCCAGGCGCCCGCGAAGTACAACATCTTCGGCTTCCCGGTGATCATCGAAGACGGCGTCGGCACCGACATCATCTTCGGCGACCTGAAGGAAGGCTATGTCTTCAACTTCGGCAAGGACGTCGAGGTTGAGAGCGACGCTTCCGTGGCCTTCCGGACCGGTTCCACCGTGTTCCGCGGCATGGCCCTGGGCGACGGCAAGCCCACAGGCGTTGGCCTGGTGCGCTACACCAAGGCGACGGCCTGATCTGCCTGATCGGGGACAACAAGACGGGAGGCGGGGGAGCGATCTCCCGCCTCTTAATTTTGCGAGGTGAAGGAAATGGCAGTGAGCAGTACGACACTGGCGGCGGTGAAGCTGGCGCTGGACGTGACCATCAGCGACTATGACAGCGAGATCAGCGACCTGATCGAGGCCGCTTATCTGGACCTGAAGAGCGTCGGTGTGGACACGGACACAGTGGGCGAGGACAAGCTGGTGCTGCAGGCGGTGAAGACATACTGCCGGATGCACTTCCAGAGCCCCGCGGACTATGACCGGCTGGCGGCCAGCTACGACCAGCAGGTGACCCGGCTGATGCACGCGAGCGGGTACACCGATTACGGCGAGGTGACGGACTGATGGTGAGAGCAGACGTCTGTTACCTGATCGCGGAGGATCCGAAGGCACACGGCATTTTTGACGAGCCGGAGGAAACGGAGCGGAAGGTGTTCTGCACGGTGCAGAGTATCGGCCAGAGCGAAACGTATGAAGCGAAAGCGGCCGGACTGAACCCGGAGCTGAAGCTGATCCTGGCGCACGCGTTCGAGTACAAGGGTGAGAAGCTGGTGGAGTTCCACGAGGAACGCTGGCGGATCATCCGGACGTACATCAACACGGCGGACGGCATCGAGCTGACGATCCAGCGGGAGACCGGAAACGCGGCGGGGGTGAGCTGATGGGATACGAGGATCTGAAGACGGATCTGCTGGCCTGTGACGCGATCCCGCTTGCTGAATACGAATGGGCCACCCGGCCGAATGGCAATCACGGAGTATTCCAGATTGACTTTGACGTGAGCCGGGACGGCGGGGACGACTTCCACCAGGGACTGATCCGGGAAGGCAGCCTTGACGTGTATACGCAGGGACCGAAGCCGCTGATCTGGGCCGCGCTGGAAGCGATCCTGGACGAGCACTGTGAG